CTAAAGCTCATGCTGATACTTTATGGACATCACAAGATAAAACAGATGGTTTAATACCTGATGATAAAGATGTTGGCGATGTAAAAGTTGAAGGTTTAAAAACACAATTAATTAGAACAGTTAAAGCTCAAGCTGCTGGAATATTACAAGATACAGATTGGTATGTAGTTAGAAAAGCAGATGCTGGAACAGCAGTACCATCATCTATTACAACTCATAGAGCAGCAGTAAGAACTAAAGCTGCCGAAATGGAAACAGCAATTACAAACGCTGCTGATACACCAGCTCTTAAAACTTTATATACTTACACAAAACAAGAGGATGGATCAGTTACTAGACCATTAGGCGAACTTCCAACATTGGAGAGTTAATGCCATTAATTTTACCAGGTAATGTAGCATCAGCAATAGGTGGTGGTTATAACGTTGATAATTCAATGAGAATTAATAGTGGTAGTTCTTCAAGATTATCAAAAACATTTAGTGGAAATGCTAATAGTAGAACCACATTCACAATTTCAGCATGGTTTAAAAGAAGTAAATTAGGTGCAACACAAGATTTAATTTCTGCTTATAGATCATCAGATGGTTTTCAAACAGATATAATGCGATTTGGTAGTACAGATGATTTTGAATTTTATGCTCACTCCAGCAATAGTTCTGGTAATGCTGACATTCAAACTAATAGATTATTTCGTGATGTCGCAGCATGGTATCATGTAGTTGTAAGAGTTGATACCACACAAGGTACAGATACTAATAGAGTTAGAATTTATGTTAATGGAACTCAAGAAACCTCTTTTTCATCTTCAAATTATATGAACCAGAATGGAGAAGTAATTTGGGGTATAGGTTCAGGAGTTGAACATACAATAGGTGCAGTTGGTACTTCAAATTATTTTGGTGGTTATGTAGCAGAAGTAGTTTATTTAGACGGTCAATCTTTAGACGCAAGTTCTTTTGGAGAATTTGATGAAGATAGTCCGACTATATGGAAAGCAAAAGATGTATCAGGTTTGACTTTTGCAAATAACTCTTTTTACTTAAATTTTGGAAATTCAAGCGAGTTAGGTACAGATGTTTCAGGTCTTTCAAATACTTTTACTGAAAATAATATAGACGCTCAAGATCAATCGACTGATACTTGCACAAATAATTTTGCGGTAATGAATTCTTTAACAGCAGAAGATACTTCAAATTTTGCTGAAGGTAATTTAAAAATAAATTTAGATACAAATGACGATAGTGTAATGTCAACTTTTGCTGTTAGTAAAGGTAAATGGTATTGGGAAGCAAAAAGAACAGCTCAAGGTGGTAGAGGATATGATGGTGTAGCAAGTTTTGACAATCCACAAATTGGTGGTAATGCTGCTAGAGATGGTTCAACTGTTTATGCTTACACAAATCATAATGGAGCTATGAACGCTCAAGGCGGAACAGTAAACTCAAATACCAAAGGTTCTGCATTATCAAATGGCGATATAATTTGTTATGCGTTTGATGCTGATAATGGCCAATTATGGGCAACAGTAGATGGAAATATAGATACCTCAGGAACGGCAAATGTAACAGGTCTTTCAACAAGTGAAAGTTATTTTTATTTTTTTGAAGATAGCGGAAGTGGAACTACTACAGTAGAACTTAATTTTGGTAGTCCAACATTTTCTATCTCATCAGGTAACGCAGATGGAGATGGCTATGGAAACTTTGAATACAGTGTGCCATCAGGATTTTATAGTTTATGCACTAAAAACTTAGCGGAGTATGGATAATGAGTTATACAAATGGTTTAGACGATCCAACAACTTTGTTCAATACTGTTTTATATACTGGGAATGATTCATCTCAATCTATAACAGGTGTTGGATTTCAACCTGATTGGATTTGGTTAAAATCTCGAGCTGGTACTTATGGTGCTTACAATCCACAAGCCTATGATAGTGTTAGAGGTTTTAATACTGGTGGAGATTTAACACCAGCAAACAGTAATGTTGAAGGAGTAGATAGCGGCGCACATGGTTATATTTCTGCTGTTGGTGCAGATGGATTTACTTTAGGTGCAGGCTCAACTAATTCTCATCAAAACAATGGAGCATCTACTACTTACGTATCATGGAATTGGAAAGCTGGTGGCTCTGCATCATCAAACTCTAATGGAAGCATAACCTCAAGTGTTTCTGCTAACACTACTGCTGGATTTAGTATTGTGTCTTATACAGGTACGGGTGCTAATGCCACGGTTGGTCATGGGTTAGGAGCAGCACCCGCAATGATTATACAAAAAAACAGAATTGATGGACAACCTTGGTGGGTTTACCATTCATCTATTGGTGCGGGTGGTCAGTTAAGATTATCAGGAACAGACGCAGCAGGTTCAGACGGTGGTGTATTATGGAACTCAACAGCACCAACATCAACAGTATTTAGTCTTGGTGATAATGGTGGTTCAAATGGTTCTTCAGATGCATGTATAGCCTACTGTTTCGCAGAGAAACAAGGCTACTCAAAATTTGGAAAATACGTTGGTAGTGGTTCAGCAAGTTCAGGAACTTTTATTTACACAGGATTTAAACCAGCTTGGGTTATGAATAAAGCTACTTCAATTAGTGGAGAAAATTGGCAAATAAATGATATTAAAAGAAAAACATTTAATGTAAATAGCACAAGCTTATTTGCAAATTCACATATAGCAGAAAGTTCTGATGGAATGTATATTGATATTTTATCAAATGGATTTAAAGCTAGAGAAACAGGAAATGGAACTAATGGCTCTGGAGTTTCATACATCTACGCAGCTTTCGCAGAATCGCCATTTGTAACATCAACTGGTGTACCTACAACAGCTCGATAATGACTAGAAAGAAATCTGCTACATCACTTGCTCAACAAAGTGTCGGAATAAGATTAAGCTCACATGAGAAAATCTGTGCAGAAAGAATGAGTAATTTATTAATATCAATACAACGATTGGAAAAAAAAGTAGATACACTTTCTGATAGTGTTTCAAAAGGTAAAGGCATTGTATCAGTTCTAGTATTTCTAGGAACTGTTTTTGCTGCTGTTATAGGATTTATTAATTATAAGTGAAATTTTACAACAAAGGTATTGCTGCTCATTTAGAGGCAATACTGAAACTGTTGGATGATGACCATTTAGTTTTTGAAAATTTACAAGGTCAAGGTCCAATAGATATTATTACTGTTAATAAGGAAACTGGCGAAGTTACCTTTTACGATGCGAAATCCGATAGGACAAGCAGACACAAAAAAAGACAACAATCAAAAATACAAAAAAAACTAGGAGTTAAAAACTTATATGTCAACTTACATAAGAGAACATACAGATTGGAAGGAAAATTGGGTAAACTTTAAACCTACAGAATTTGAATGTAGCTGTTGTCAAACATTAGATATAAATTCAGATCTTGTAGATCTACTTCAAGAAGCTCGTAATGAACTAGGACCTTTAACAATAACTTCGGCTTACAGATGTCCTTCGCACAATGCTAGCGTTAGTTCTACTGGAGAAAGTGGACCTCATACGACTGGCTCTGCGGTTGACCTTCATGTATCAAATTCTCAACACCGTAAAAAATTAATAGATTACTTTACTAATAAAGTTACTGGTCTTGGTATTGCTAAGTCTTTTATTCATATCGATATTATTTCTCCTGAAGAACTAAGTCATCGACCTAACTGTTGGTTATACTAATGTTTCTTGCTTTACTTAAAAATCCATTAACAAAAATTGTTCTTAATAAAGGTAGTGAATATCTAAAACATAGAGCAGAGAAAGTTAAAACAATAAGAGCTGCTGAAATAGAAGCAGCTAAAGATGTCGATATAACTAGAATTAAAAGCCAAGATCAATCTTACAAAGATGAGATATTAATGCTCTGGCTAATCGGAATGCTAACGACTGGTTGGTTTCCAGGCACTAGAGAAAATTTTAGAGAGTGGGTTGCTATCATAAATGATTTACCTGATAGCGTTTGGTATTTAGTTATTATAGTTTTTACTGCTAGCTTTGGATCAAGAGTTTCTGACAAGTTGATGAACAGAAAAAAGAAGTAATGGCTAAACAAAAGTTTGTCCATTTCGTGCCAAGAGATCCGCCTAAGAAGCGACCTATGGTACACAAAAAATCACAAAACAAATCCGAAAAGAGACAGCGTAAACAGACTAGATACAAAGGACAAGGCAGATGAAATACATTAAAGGAATAGCATTTATACTTATTGGTATTGTCTGGTTATCTCTTATTCTTGCTACTGCTGCTATAGCTGGATCAACTATCAATTCGACTAGCGGAAATAATACTGCAATCGAAGGTGGTTATACTGGCGGAGCTACAACGTATCAATCTGGATCTTCATCCAATACGACTAGCACAACGAACTCTACATCTAATATTAGATCTGCACCTCCTACAGCTTCAGCTCCAGGAATGAACACATCTAATAATTGTGCCATGTCTTTATCAGGCGGAGTTCAAACTTTTTCTATTGGTGTATCAGGTGGTAAATCTTACATAGATCAAAACTGTGAGTTAATAGTTTTATCAAGAACGCTTCAATCTTTTGGAATGAAAGTTGCTGCTATTTCTTTACTTTGCCAAGACGAAAGAGTTTTCCAGGCTATGTTTATGGCTAAAACTTATTGTCCAGTTGAAGGTAAAATTTCTCAAGAAGCATACGATTTAATAGTTACTAAATATAATTATGAAATGCCTACTTATGAAAAATATGTAGAGCTAGAAAAACAAAAGAAACCTAAAATTAAAGTAGATCAACTTAAATCAACAAGAATACATTAATGAATAAAAAAACTAATACAGCATTACTTGGCTTGTTAGGATCAATTCTTTTAGGTCTATCAACTTGGGTACTTATAACTCTGATTGAACTTCAAACAATCGTAGTCATGCTTCAAACAGAAATATTATCTTTAGATAAAGTTATTGGTCGTATCTATGCTCACATGGACAGACTAACAAAATGAGAATTTTTATACTAATAGCAGCTTTAATATGGTTGTTGTTATCTTGGTTTGCTAGTTCAGTTGGATTAAAAGCTGAAGAAATTACAACAAACAATCTATTAACTAACGGTAATTTTGAGACTGGCAATGCTAATGGTTGGACAACCAATGGAGATGTGCAAGTTCTTAATGATTGTTGCGAATTAAATAATGTATCAAGCAACTATGATTTAGAGTTTGGAGATAGCGGATCTATATCTCAAGACGTTACTTTAACTACCAATAGTATTACTCAAGAGATGTTAGATAATGGTATTACTTTAAGTCAAGTAACAGAAGTTCAAAATGGCGAATGCGGAGTTGCTGGATGTTGGGGTGGTACTGGTGGCAAAGATACCTTTACAATTAATCTTAATATAAAAGATAGCTCAGGTAATGTCCTGGCGACAATGACATCTACTAGAACAGATGTAACTGATATTAATGGTCAAAATTTTACTGACACTCTTATATATACTGGTGCTAATTCTAATGTGGCCAACACTATAATTTCTGGATTAGACGCTAATGCTCCAGCTAATCTTGGTGGTCCTAATGTAGATAACATCTCATTAACGATGACTTATAACAATGTAGTTCTCCAGGTGGAGACACAACAAGCATTAAAAGAATTTGAAGAAACAGTTATTTTTGAAAAAGAAACAATAGAATTTAAAGAGGAAGTTCAGATATTTACTGAAGAGATCCAAACAATAGCTGCATTACCTATGCCTGAAGAAGAGAAGGTTATGGAGATAGTGGCAGCTGTTATGACCTTTGAAGAAAAAACTGAAACTAAAGTAACTAAAGCAGAAATCAAAACTGCTGTTGAAGAGAAAGAAGAAAAACCAGAAATGATTGCTACTCAAATTATTGAGGAAGCAGAAGAGGAGACATCAGTTGTTAAAGAAGAAACAAAAGAAACTAAATCTACTAGCGAAGAGCCTACAACAGAAACAGTTTCAACAGAAAATAATTCCAAACAAAAAAAAGTACAATCGGAAAAAAAAGTAGCTTCTAAAACAAAAAAAAATATCTCCGCTAACTTTGATAAGGTTATGGCTAAAGTTGACGCTTCAGTTAAAGATGTAAGTAAAAATTTAATAGTTAAAAATATTATAATTACAGAAGCTATGGTAGGAGAGGTGTCATTAGCAGCTTATGTAAATCAAGAATTTTATAAACCTAAAGATATTTATTTAGGTAATAACCTGATTGATAATCGAGAAATATATAGCAACGTAAATCTTGCCAGTTATATAGCAAACGATCCAGTCAATATAAAAGATACAATGTTGCAAGACATTAAAATTAAAAAACAAAAACTATTAATAGAATTGGAGCAATTAAAAAATGGTTGATAATATTAAAAAGAACTTAACAAACATAGTAGTTATTATAGGATTGATAGGATCTATCGGTGCTGGTTTTAGTAAGTTTGCTAAAATGGAAAGCACGATTGAGCAATTAGCAAGTCAAACAACAGTAGATTATTCTGCTCAAATTGCAGTTATAGAAGAGAAGGTTAAAGCTTTAGAAAATGTAGATACTTCTCATAGTCATAAACTTGTAGAGCATAATCATCCAGTTGATCATACTCATCCAGTAGATCATGGTCATACTAAAATGTTAGTTAATGCTAAAGAGATAGAAATAATTAAAGTTCAAATAGAAGAGATAAAAACTAAAGCGTCAAATCCGTTACAATAATTTTGGCGGAAGGAGTGGGATTCGAACCCACGATAGGAGTTACCTCCTATGACGATTTAGCAAACCGTTCGTTTCAACCAGCTCACGCATCCTTCCACATTTTTTAACAACTTATATATGAAAAAACGAAAAGTAGAAATACACGTTAAGTGTGATTATTGCGGTAAATACACAACATCTTTCGTTGCTACACCAGATCACAAATTATTTTGCCGATTTCAAACTCCAGGCTTTCCTCCAGATAAAGACTGTATGACAGATTATAATCAATCTAAACGCTATCCTATATCTGGTAACATCACATCACATCTACCTTCCAAAAAAACAAATCAATTATAAATATAAATAAAAAATGTTACCTTGTTGTTTCCAAAACAATAATAATCCTTTTATTTGCTTGTCTTTTTAACTATTTACTTCCGCTTGCTAATCGCATAAATTCTCAATCAAGAGATGATTATGCAAATAATGCAACCGCTATTAATTAATATTAGCAACAGTTCTTATGCTGGTTTAAACATAGGAAAATCACAACATCAAACGAACTATCCAATAATATTGTTACCATATTGTTACTTGGTAACACCTTTTATGTATGGTCGTTTTTTACATAAACCATTTGCATATCTATCTCCGCAAACTAAAAAAATAGGAGATGATAATGGTACACACCAAAATAACACCTAGACATGGTTATCATGTTTTACAAGTTAAAGACAAATTAACTGGTAAGTATAAGCAAGTCTATAAGTCTAAAAAAATATCTGAAGTAAACCATAAGAGAGTAGAGCTACAAAAGAATAGTATTAAAGCTGAAGCTGCTTTATCTAAAAGAAAAATAGTTGATACATACAAAGACTTTGCTTTAGATAAAATTGCTATGGCTGAACATCCGCAATCTGGAATGAGATTAAAAAGTGTTAATCATTATTTTAGTTTTTGGAAAAACTGGATCAATCAATATTTTCCAAAAGATTTATTACTTAATGAGATAACTGTTCCAGTTATGGATAAGTTTTTTTTAAAAATAAAATCTGAAGGATGTACTCACAAACAAGCTAATCTTGTTGTTAAAAGTTTTTATACATTTTTAAAATGGTGTATTGAACAAGAATATGTAACAGAGCTTGGTGTTATGTTTACTTATAAAGTAAAAAACAGACCACATCTTAAAGATCAAGTTACAGCTAATATGCTTCCTAAAAAAACTGTTATGATTAACAGACCTGAAGTTAAAAAGTTGTTTAAACATTTAATGCCAACAGATCAAAATCCTAGTGTTTGGTTAAAGTTTGCTGTTGTTGTAACACTTGCTTTTACTGGTTTAAGACTTGGAGAATTAAGAGCTTTAAGGTGGGATCGGATTGACTGGATCTATGGCAAGATAAAAATTGATCAAGCTGTTGTTGAAGGTGTAATTAAGGACCAGGTTAAAGCTGATGGAAGTTATGATGTAATTAAAATGCACTCCACATTATTTAGAGTATTATCTATTTGGAGATCTATTCAGTCTAAATATTACACACCAAGAAAAATGCCATTAGTATTTGCTTCATTAAAATTCGTACATGAAACAGTACCTTTAGCAGATAAAACAATTAATGACTGGCTTAAACTAGCTTATCAAGATCTTGGTTTTGCAAAGATTGAAGTAGTTAAAAATAGTTCTGGCAGTAAATCACACACTCGAACTGTCGCTAATAAATTTAAAGGTTGTGTAAGCAGAACATTTAGACACTTTGCAGCTACTTCTTTAACCGATGCTCAAGCTGGTAATGAAATCTTAACTGATAACTTTATTAAAGGACAGATAAGACATAAGGATATTAGATTAACTAAAGGTCTTTATGGAGATCATACTGGTTTAGATCCATCAGGAGAAAGAGCTGAAGCTGAACAAGAAGCTTTAGATGGTGCTTTTCCTAACTTAATAGATATGGAGGCTCTTAATGAAAATTAAAAACTTCAAAGCTGTTAAGTATTTTGCTTTAAAGACTGGCAAAATTTATTCTTACAAATCTACTTTTGGCGAGATGCAAATAGACCAAGATCTTAAAAAAATTGTGTCATTGCCAAAATCTAATGTTGTTATATTTCCTAAAAAATACGTTTCTTAACTAGGTATCAAAGGTCATGGAGGCTGTTATATTGCAGTCTCCGTAGCTCCTAGAGCCTCTATTTATTTCTTACTATGCTTAAATTAATGTTTTCTTCTACTAATCTTTTATTTTCATCTTTGTAGAATTTATTTTCTTTTTCAATTTTAATAATGTGAAGTCTTAAATCTCCATTGTTTTTTGCATGGATTGTTTCTAAACCTTGTATTCTTTTTATCTTTGATACGGCTTCTTTTAACTTTTGTTTTAATAATTTATTTTGATTAGTTAAATATTCAATCTTCTCAGGATCTTTAAACATTCCTTCGTTTGTCATTCGTCAAACTCCTCTATTACTTCTATTGTAGATGGAGATAATTTAACTATCTCATTAGCTTTAGTTGTTGCTACAATCTCAACATGAGTATCTCTAAGCTCTTCTTTACAAGCATCTTTAGCCTCATTTAACTTCTCCATTAATGCTGGGAAATTACTTTCATAAACTCCGTAGATATATAGATCATTAATAGCTGCTGTTACTCTGGCTAAACCTTTGTGCCTTTTTTCTAGCCTTAATAATCTTTGATCACTACTCATCTTTTAAAACCTCCTTTAATTTATATTTAATATTTTCAATTTTAAGATCTTCTATTTCTGCTTCTTGAGTTATTGGATCTTTACCTTCAATAGCTTTATTCTCATCTGGATATTCTTCTTTAAGAACAAAACTTGCTTGACCAGTTGTTGTTTTAATTATCTTTGACATTTACTGTTTTTCCATCGTCAATAGTTTGTTTTAGAATTGGCTTATTATTAGTTAAAATAATTTTTGCTATATTTATATGTCCAGTTTTTATGTCCGATGTTTTAACTAGGACCATATAATTACAACCAGCATCTTCCATTGTTTGCTCTTGTATTTCTATTTCGCAGACATCAGCTTTGATTATGCTCATTATTAAATCCTTCGTATTTTGCTATCATCATTGGATCAGCCAGGACATCCATTGATACATTAAATTTATTGGCTATTTGTTTAAGCTTAATACTTGATATTCCATTAGCTCCTTTTTCGTATTTTTGAATTTGCTGGAATGTTGTTCCAATAGCTTGTCCAACTTTAGTTTGATTTAGATTTCTTTTTTTTCTAAGAAACTTGATGTTTGCTCCAACTGCTTTGTTGAACTCAAGTTCTTCGCTGGTTCTATGTCTGTTTGGCATTTAATCTCCTCTATAGTTAAGTTAAAATAATCCTCTAATTGCTTCTTCCATCCAGTCATATCGTGAACTGTTGTTCGATCTGCTGTTTCAAAGAAAGCAAGAGGCGGCATTTGACGATAAACATTTTCAACTCCGATAAAGAAAGCTGGTATGTTATTTTCAAATTTTAAGTACCAATTAGATTGGTTAATTCTGTGAACTGGCATATCAGAGCTGAATGCTTGATAGCCTACATAATTTTCATAATTAATATCTCCTGATTTTCTAGTCATCAGTTTTCTCCAATGGATCGTATTGAGTTTTAAGTTTGCAGATAAACTCTGCTAATTTTGAATTTAATCTAGCTGATATAATTGGCTGTAACTTCATTACTTCGCCAAACATAGCAACTAATTCTAAATCTCTTTCAGAAGCCTCGTAAGCATCCCAGTCATCTTGACTTAATCTCCAATTTAAAAATATTTCTACTGCTTGTTTTTCTCTTTCCATTTCAAGAGCTAACTTTGCAGTATCAGTCATTTGATTTGCTGTTGTTTTAGGAAATTGAATTACTGTTCCAGTCATTTTTTTTCTTTCTGCATTAACTCCGCCTGGTGCAGATAGTTTGCTGCGTCATCGTAATTGTCTTGTTTAAAAGATTGTCTGGTCCTAATAAGTTTAGCTGCTACATACATACTGGCGACCAGATGACCTGGTATGTCTTTTTTTAAGCCGAGTAGAGATGACCACATTCTACCAATATTTGTCATATTGTTTTCGAATGAGCCATACTCTAGCTCTTTTGTTTGACGGATTTGTTTAAGCTTTTCGTTTAGCATTTTTATCTTTGTTAAAATCTACATAAGCTTGATCAATAAAAAATGAGGCTGTCTTGGCCATACTTTGTGGCATCTCAAATTTCTTATCAGACATCTCACGAAGTTTTTTGTAAGTGTCCATGTTCAAGGCTATGCTTTTAAATTTATCCGTGTCCATTTTTTACGTCTCCAAACTGGCTGGATCAAAAGCAGTACCAGCATTATTTTCTTCAAGTGGTTCTACTCGGTGCATCCAATAATAAGGAGATCCTTTTGGAAGTTTACCAGTTCCAGAAGCTTCAGCTTTGTAGCCTCCAATTCTAAACTTTTGACCATCAGGTAAAGTTATTGTTCCTTTAAGATCATAACTTTTAGGATTTTCTTTATTCTCATTTGGAAATATAACTCCAAGTGATTTACGTTCTTTTTGTTCTTCAGCCATTTTTAATTATTCCTTTAGTTTCAAGTTGATTTTTAACCTTGTTAAAATCTAATAAAAATTTTCCATAATACTTTGGACTTAAATCTTTTAAGTCTTGCATTAGGTTTTTATTATCTGTTATCCAAGAGTTATAAGAGCCGATATGTGAAACTTTACCAAGATCGACTAAAGCTGATGTGAGTTTTTTCTCACTTTCAACAATTTTGTTTTGAACATTTATTGCCTGATCAACTTCTTCAGCTGACGCAATATTATCATTAGTTATTGCTAAAAACGCAGCACAACGACCTACCGCAGAACTTTCGCAATTTTCCAGAGCTGATGTATTGTTAATTCTTGAGGCTGCTCTAAATTCTTCTGCTAATCCTGATGATACATGAACACCGTCTATATAAGCATCTGCTTGAACGACAACTCTTTTATCGTCATGGTGTATTAATGTAGTTTTTATATCAAGATCTTTACCTAGATTTCTTCGAAGTATTGCTACTCTTGGTGCTACTGTTGCATATTCTTTGCCATGAATAGGTATTGTGGTGCTTTTAAGATTTTTTTTAAAATCGTTAATAGCTTTTATTAATTTATCATCTGACATATATAATAACCTCCTATAATAATTGTTGAATAAGTGATGATTGATGGAGAAATCAAATTGAACTCCATATTTTTTTTGCTTTATTTAAAAATTCATGTCCAATGTTCCAGTAAAAACTTTCAAAATCTGGATCTACGTCTCTAGCGATTTCTTGTAAAATCATCTCTGGTTCTTCAAGATCAATATGTCTTGCAAGTAATCTTTCAATTCGCATACAATCTTTAACAAGAGCTTCATAATAAGTATGTAAATTTTTAGGTTCAAGATCTGCACAATTCTCTTTTGTAAAAACTTGAAAACCGTCTGCTGTTACATAAACCAATTTAGGATTGCATGGCTTTTTAACTTCAGCATAGAAACCTAATTGTTTAAGATGATTTTTACTTGGAGAAGATGGCAGCCGAGCCAGAGAGAAACTACGGCTACCGTCTTTTTTAATCTTACCTGGTGTTTGCCAGGTAGTTTTCAATTCAAGGACCGAAAGGAACAGAGCATCGCTTGAAACATGAGAAGGCGATGATGCACCAGTAGATTGCTCTACTGATTTAAAATCCTTGAAATGAAGATCGGTTCTTCCAACAATCGGAAGAGAAAGTCTTTCGTCAACATGATTAATACTATCTTCAGCAACTACATCAGTTGCTTTACTTGCACCAAGTTGATCGAATACTATAAAAGCTTGTTGTATTGTTTGAGGTATAGTCTCTAAATATTTTTCTTTTTTATCTTTATCTTTGTCATTGACTGGAACATAATTTGAAAATTTTTCTATAGCTTTTTCAATAGCTTCTTCTTTAGATAATTTTTTATGTTTATGTGGAGCTAATTTTTTTTGATTAGGATTAAAAGACCATATCGTATCTGCATAATGCCATTGAACAGCATCTCCTACAGCAACACCAGCAGCCATGTTAGCGTTGCCATCAAACATACGTCTTTCTTCTTGTGTGCAAAACAATCTTGAAAAAACATAAAAGCCTAATGGCAACTGTGCAGCAGATGGAGAGTGATGATTAATTTTTAAAAGCTTATTTAATTTTGTAAAGCTATCTAGTTGTAGATCTTGTAAAGGATCTGAAATTTTATTTTTTAATATCATAGGTTGGGTATATTCCTATGAAATAAATTATTGTATGTGAGTATGCTGACTTTGCTTTAAGTCTTATGCTTTGTGTAATTTAGTTGGTTGCTTTGTTTCCTGAGTTTCCTGACTTTCCTCTGGAAACATATTTTGTTCTATATACTTAATAACTGCGTCTCTACGGTATAAAATAATATTACCATCTTTAAAAAATCTTGGTCCTCTTAACTTTCCATAATCTTTACTGCATTCTCGAAGGTGTGAAAGTGTTTCTGTTGGTATTCCAAATTCTTTAGATACTGCTTTAGGTGTTATAAATTGTATGAGCTGATGAGGAAGATAGGATTTAAGCAAGTTTTTTAGCCTCAACTATTGGTATTACTTCTGCTGTAATATTTTCTGGTTTAAAAGCTTTTATAATTGAAACCGCATCTGGCGTTATATCACTTTTTATTATTTTTATATCTGCTGTTGGATCTATATTTATAATTCGTCTTTTAGTTCCATAAATTTGATAAATACCTAAATAATATCTGTACTCGTCAATTAAATAATCGTCTTGTTGTGGTCCGCCAAGTATTCTTTCTCTAATATAACAAAATTTATTATGAGCATTAGCATCAATAGTATTTTTATGATCATAGTAAGCTATCCAATTATTAAAAGGAGAAGTATCAGGACCAACAACTTTAATAGCTTTTAAATCTTCTGAATATAATTCTCTTGGAGCTTCATGTGTTTCAAAATAATCTGGAATAAATACTTTACCATTTTTTAAATTAACATTGGACCAGCAAGTCATTTGTGGTGCATCAAACATTAATGATGCTGGATCTACATTAATTTTTTCTGCATACTCAATAGCTTTCTTTTTTGTAAGCTCAAGATCGCCTTTTAAAATTTTATATAAAGTTGATATACCTTTGTCTGTTACAATGTCTTTAACATTAAGACCTTTAGTTAAAAATAAATCATTTAAAATATAAGCAGTATCATTCTTGTTTTTGTTAGCTGCTTTCCATTGTCTATTTAATTCATTACGTTCACTATTTTTTAAATATCTTGAAGCTTCTTTATAAACTTTACTTTCAACACCTTTAATTATTTTGTTGCCAAGTTGTAAATATTTTATTTGAACTTCTGCTTCAGGAATTATATTTTTTTTAGTAGGTGCTTTCCTAATTACTATAAATTGTTTATGATAAGTATCTAAATCCGCATTGTAATAATCTTCATAATTATCAAAAGGATCTATACCTTCATGCCTTGTTGTAAAAAAAACTGATGCTTGTTTTTTCATGCAAATTTAAACCTTTTAATAAGTTTTATATTTTTTTTGTATTTTTCAATATTATGACTATAAAATTCTTTCATTAATTTTTCTGAAGGTCTAATATTTATAATCTTTTTATTGTTCAGCTCTTTATCTTGAGGATCTAAAACAATAAAACTTTTATTTTTAAAACAATCATTTAAAATTTTTTCAATATGACGATCAGATTTTTTTATATATCTTTTTAATTTTTCTAAATAAATAACTTCTTTTTTTGCAGAAAAATAAATAATATAATTTAAGATATTCCATCTATAAGGATCTTGAACAAAATAAGATAGTAAAGGAAATTTTTTAAAAGAATTTATAAACGTAAGGTTATTTCTTGCAAAACTAGCTGATAAGCCAAAAGCAGTTTCTAATTTTAAATTATAATTAAGTTTTTTAAAATCTCGTTTGGAGTTGTTGATTATATTGTTTGCTCTTTTTTTAAAAATGTTTATTTGTTTTTCACTTAAAGTCATAAATTAACTTTCCATACCAGTAGTAGCCGCTAGTATTTTTAAGAAGATTAAATTTTTTAATAAAAAAACAGTCAATGCTGTTAAGCCAATAATTAGCATTCCTAAATTTATGGTGTTTGTATTTATCCATGTTCTGATCTCTTTCTTTAGTTTGTTTGTTATTATCTCTTTGATTAAGTGATAATAGTTCGCAACTAAATTATATAGAGAAACTTTTGCACCATATTGAGACGACTGGTTTATATATAAATTCATAGGATTTATTTATACATTAATATAATTAAATCAAGAAAATTCTCTGATATGAGAAAATAATATTTGACTATCTATCTGTATAAATTAATGGCTAAAAACATGGTAAAACAAGTCTATTTCAAAGGCGTTAAATTTAGTGGTTACTCAAATTGGCATAGACAACAGCATAATTCACTTCATTTCTCGGATATTGACCAAGTTTCAGCTTGTAATGCTTGTTTAAAACCGCTTTTTCTTGTTGAAACAGTATTTAATAACGGTCAAGGCTTTAAAAAACCTCATAAAGTAACTAAAAATTTAGCTGAAATGGCTGGAATACCAGCATTTGTGCTTTGGTATAAGATGGTAGGCGACATGATGATTAACTTTCATGTTAAGAAAATAGCTCCAGATTATCCAGGTGGCTATAACTCCGAGCCTAGATTAATAGATCCTGGCGACTGGCTTGAGTATTTAGAATTTAAGCAAGTGGAGCATTATCCGCATTGCACCAACAAAGAATTATTTATCAAAAAACTTAAAGAAGATCCAAGAGCAAATAGGAGGAAAGCTTATGCGTCAATTCTATATTAGTGATCCAGCAATATTTGACCTGGAAATGTCTCCATTTGATTTTAAATTATATTCTTATCTTTGTAAAAATTATGATCTTAAAAGATTAACTCCGTATGTAAGAATGGTTGATTGTGCTGATCATTTTATAGTTCCATTACCTAAAATTAAGGAGGCTCTGCAAAGATTATCTTTAATGAATATTGACTACAAACCGTTGATTACACATAAGAATTTTACTTACTTTGATATGCCAAGATACAAGCATTTCTTGCAAAACATAAAATTTCAAAAGAATTTTTCAAACAGAGGTTTCAATAAGGTTAAGCAAAACATTTATACTTATCAAAACGGAGAATATGACAGCTGAACTACAACTTAAAAGCTCCGTATATGCTCTTAGCAATGTAATTAATTTAATTGATGAGGCAGCAAGGACAGAAAGGTTTTTAAGCGGTCCTAAGCCTCCTAGAGCTGCTAGTATGTATCATTTGCTTGAGACTACCTATATGCAAGGCGACTGGGCTTATTATGAGAAGAAATTACTAAAGCTTAGAGCAACACCTAGACAGATTACCAGGTGGGAGTTTGCGATAGATTGTTTAACTGCAATAGAGAGAGATATTTCGGAAGATCCTTTACTTGATAGACAAATAGTTTGGATGAAAGCTAATAGGTTTAAATGGACAGAAGTTGCTAAACATTTTGGTTTTACCAGGCATCAGATTAAAAATAGATATACAAAAGTCCTAAGTAGGTTGTGTGATAAAATAAAAAATAATAATAAAAAGTATTGCAATCTTAACAGAATTTTATATTTATTGGATTAATCTTCAAATCTTTTTATAAAAATAATAAACATATTAAACAAAGTTATTATCCTAGTATTGCAAATCTATCTTTCGCTAGTATAATTAGCTTTTAGTACAAGACTAAAACCGTTCTGGTACGGATTTAAGATTTAGAAAATAATTATATATAAATTTCCAAAACCGTTTATGGCAGCTAGACACAAATATAGACTTCAATGTCAAACTATAAATAAACAAAATAAACTTCCTTGCAAAGCTTCTGGTATTCTAATGAAGAATGGTAATATTAGATGCAGAATGCACGGAGGCTGGTCGAATGGCCAGACTACGATGGAAGGCAAGATCAAAGCTTATAGAAATTTACCACAATTTAAAAAACTGAATGACGAAGAAATTAGAACTTACATCGCAAATAAGCGATGACATAGAACGAATGCTAATGAATGGAACTAGCTTAGTTGCCATTTGCCAAACCAAAGGTAGTCCAAGCTTATCTAAAGTTTATGATTGGATGAGAACGGATAAAGAGTTTTCAAATAAGATTATGAATGCTCGTAAGATAGCAGCTCAAACATATCTTGATAAGATGATCATTGAGTTAGAGAATGCAGATGCTAAGAACATTGCAGTTACGAGAGAGAAGCTAATACATTACAGATGGTTAAGTAGTAAGCTGATTGCAATCTACGGAGACAAGCAACAAGTTGAGGTAGATCAGAAGATAGATATTACTTGGAATATATCTGATGATAAGACTTACGAGAATGAGATTAAGAACGTGAGTGAGGTGGGTAGCTAACACACAAACATAGCTCTTGCACACGACATGAGGTTGGAATGATTCTAATGTGCAGACATAATGTAAGTGTTGGTCCTGAATGTTACCTATGATGTTACTTGTTTTTAATTAAGTCTTTTGTTTCCTGGAATGTGTGGTCGATTAGATAACGACTTCTACCTTTTGGCGAAGTGTTTTGATCATTTTCCTAAGAAGTCATACCCAGAAATTGAGCCGCAGAGGTAATAACATAATTTACCGATAATTGAAACAAACAGACGAACAGACAAACCTATGAGCAAATACATTAAAGATAAATACAAGAATGTTACCGCCATCAGTTTCAAGGCGTACGACAACGATTTAATAATTAATTTCTCAGGCTTCGAAAGCGAAGAAGATATAAACGATTTCTGCGAGTTTGTGTTTCATAAAATACACATGAAGTCTAACTTTGGAGAGAAACCACCAACAGTCCATTAAGTATGATGAACTTTATTAACGAATTAAGATTTAAGCTAGAATGTATTTATATTGATCATCCTTTGCTAATCACTTTCGCAATCGGATTTATATTAGGTGCTGCTATATTTTAAATGAAATTATATAATGCTGATTGCTTGTCTATCTTGCCAAGCCTAGCAGATGACAGCATTGATCTAATACTTACAGATCCTCCTTATGGAACGACAGCTTGTAAGTGGGATAGTGTAATTCCTTTTGAGCCAATGTGGAATGAGTTAAAAAGAATTATTAAAGATAATGGTTGTATAGCTTTATTTGGTAGTGAGCCATTTAGTAGTGCTTTAAGAATGAGTAATATTAAAAACTTTAAATATGATTGGATATGGCAAAAATCTATGCCATCAGGAATGGCAACAAGTTCTTATATGCCTATGAAATACCATGAAATAATTTCTATTTTTATTTTTAATGGGAAACCTTGTTTTAATAAACAATTAATGGACAGAAGTGAAAATGGAAAATTAAGAGCAAAAACACCACTTCATGGGTTTTATAAATCAAATCATATGAAATTAAAAAATAAAGGATTAAAACAATATAATCCATTAAAAGTTAATCCTAAAAGTGTTTTAAATTTTCCAAGTGTTAGTAATTCAAAAGGAAAACTACATCCAACACAAAAGCCTGTAGCTTTATTAGAATACTTAATAAAAACTTATACTAACGAAAACGATACTGTTTTAGATTTTACTATGGGTTCTGGCTCTACTGGAGTTGCAGCTAAAAACTTAAACAGAGAATTTATAGGTATTGAACTTAATAAACAATATTTTGAAATAGCAAAAAATAGAATTAATGAAAATCCAAATTCCGTACACGCCACGAAAACACCAGGCGTATATACACCAAGAATTAGATAAGCATAGATACGCTGTTCTTTGCTGTCATAGAAGATTCGGAAAGACCGTAATGGTCCTTAACCATTTAATTCGTGCAGCTTTGACAAACAAAAATCATGCTCCAAGACTTGCATACATAGCTCCAACGTATAAGCAAGCCAAAAGCATTGCGTGGGATTACCTAAAATATTATACTAAAAATATTCCTGGTACGAAGTGGAATGAAAGCGAACTCCGTTGCGATTTAGTTAATGGATCTAGAATTACATTATTGTCCAGTGAGAATTTCGATTCAATACGTGGAATTTATTTAGATATGGTTGCGATTGACGAGCTAGCTCAGGTTTCGCAAGGATTGATTGACGAGGTAATTACTCCAGCTTTAAGTGATAGGCGAGGCAAAATGTTCCTAATAGGTACACCTAAAGGAATGAATAACATATTTTATGATTATTATAATAAAGCTCAAGCAGATGATAAATGGTTTTTATATAAAGCTAAAGCTTCTCAAACAAAGATTGTTGAGCAAGATGAATTAGACGCTGCTTTGTCCGTAATGGGTAAAGCTAAATTCGACCAAGAATATGAATGCTCATTTATTGGTAATATTGAAGGATCTATCTATGGAGAGATTGTTCAAGAATTAGACGATGATGGTAAAATAGGATCTGTTCCTTATGATCCAAGTTTAC